ATCTCGTGGTCAACCTATTCCTGAAGAACTTTCAATAGAGTTTGGTACACAGGTAGGTGTTGGTCAAGCTGCTACAGACCTACAGTTTGGTAACGACATGGTAGCTGTCTATGACTCTATCTTTAACGTAGGGTCTGACGAAGGTGGTCGTGCAGATCTATACAAAGGCTTAATGCGTGGCCTAGGTAACTGGACTGCTGGCTTCACACGCCCTCTTGATGCAGTAAACAAAGCGGTAGGATACTTTGATAACACAGATGCTGCACGTGATCTACGTCAAGCTGAAGGTGTAGAGCTATTCACACAAGCAAGCACACGTTACTTAGATAATATCTTTGAGCGTATGTTTGATAGAGTAGATGGTATTACAGGTGAAGAGCTACGTGTTGCATCACGTGAAGGTGCAATAAGAGATGCTAACCCTCTAGCACGTATCTTTGGTATTAATGTTCGTCCTGCACGTACCGCTACAGAGCAAGCATACAGCATGGCTAACATGGCTGAGTGGACAGCAAGTGAGCGTTCACAGCTACCTGAGTATGACCGTATCTTTAACTCTACTATAGCCCCACGTCTAGAGAGAGTTATGGAGAGACTACTACGTGATCAACGCTACATTGATGGCGACACACGTACACGTAAGATCATGCTAACAGAAAGACTAGGTGCATTACGCAATGATGTACGTGCATCTCTTGGTGCAGGAACAGGAGAGTCACAGATTCTTAGCCTACGTAGACGTGCTACTCGTCATGGTAATAAGTCACAACGTAGCTTAGCTATGCAGGCTATGCGTGAGAGCTTTGGCTTTGAAGGTGAGGGCATTAGAGATATGTCTATCCGTGAACTTAACTACTTCATGGACTACATAGATTATCTTGACTATGCGCTAGAGTAATAGAATAGAGACACACATAAAGAGAGGGGGCCTTGCGGCCCCCTTTTTCTATTTGATCCCGTACTTTCTAGCTGTCAGTTTAGCCCATAGCTCAGCTTCTACTAGCTTATCTAAGACTTGCTCTAGCTCGTGACTGTGCCATAGATTATCCTTGAGGAATTGTCTTAGCTCGTCTGTCCCTGACTCTAGCCCTTCTTGAAATGCTTCGTATTTACTTGCCATGAACCTTTCTGCTTCTTCTTCTAGTTTGCTCATAGCCCTTCCTTCATGAAGACCTTTACCCACTGAGCGCAGATGTCAGACCTAACGATATCATCTACGCCAAACTCTACAACAGGCACAGGCAACATGTGCTTCTTCGCCAAGTGAATGATCTTAGTCAAACCGTGTGTACCATTCAGGTCAGACTGCTGGACATCGCCATTCAGTACTATTGTACTACCTTCACCTACACGTGTCAACAACATCTTCAACTCATGCACAGTAATGTTCTGCGCCTCGTCTACTATGATGAAGCTGTTCTCGAAGCTACGCCCACGCATAAGTGCAAGAGGAGCCATCTCTACATTACCATTCTTGATAGCAGTCTCTAGCATACCCTTACCCCAGTGCTTCTCTAGTACGTCTAGCACAGGCAATGCCCAAGGGTATGTCTTCTCTTCTAGTGTACCGGGAAGGAAGCCAATATCTTTACCTACAGCTACGTGTGGGCGTGTGATAACTATCTTGTCAATCTCCTTAAGCGTATACAAGTCGGCAGCATATGTGGCTGTTACGTATGTCTTACCTGTACCTGCAGGGCCTAACACCAGTACTTGAGAGTTTGTCTTGAGTGCAGACAGAAAGAAGTTTTGCTTGTCTGTACGTGGTACTAGCCCTGAAGTTTGCTTAGCTGTAGCGTTCTTATAGTTTGTCTTTCGGCGTGACCGTGTTGGCTTCTGTGGTGGCTCAATGTTGTTCATGTTACACTTTCATTAGTGTTGCTTTTTCAACGGGAACTACGTAAAATTCTTCTTTGTTTTTGTTCCACCATTCGTCTGGAATCTGCAGCATTTCATCTGTTAAGTCTTTGCTTTCTACCTTCCAACAATAACTAGCTGCACGATTAAAAACATAGAATGTTAAATTGTCATAGTTTTCAACAAGACGCTGTTTACGTCCGGGGATACGTACATCTTTCCATGTTTTATTCCATTCATCTGTCTTCCAGCTAAGCTTTATCTCGCCTTCGCTGTAGTATGTGATGCCGTCTTTTTCTGTCACGAGGTCAGGCCCCATAGTTTCTTTCTCGTTTACTATCGTATGCTGCAAGTCTTTATAGATTTTAAGAAGTCCTGCTTTAGCACGTGGATCACATTCATCGTACGTTTTTCTGTTGAAGGGTTTATGATATGACATTACGCCTCACTAGGTAGGATTACACAATATGTCTCAACAAAAGACTCAGCAAAAGGCGCACCTTCCATGAGCATTGTCTCAGCATAGTCTAAGTCCCGGTAGCACATCTGCATATCTTCATACACAAAGTCTGCTACCTGTACAATAGGTGGGCTTGTTGGTGTCGAATACAGTAGTGCTACCAGAAGTATTTTCATTAGCCTTGTCCTCTACTAGGTTTGTAGCTACGCTTCTTGTCCTTATTCATAGAGCTTAGCTTGATGCGTGACTTAGTGCCGCCCTGAGAAGTCTTCTTCTTGTATGGCTCAGGCTTCCATGTAGTTGTAGGTAGCTTAGCCATTGTTGTTCAACTCTTGCTGCAATGTACGGAAGACTTCTTCAAGTGACATCTGCACAAGCTTGACACGATCCCAGTCATACTCGTCTTTGTACTTGTTGAACTCTAGCACGAAACCATTGTCTGCTACAACGATCTCAATGTTATCAATCTTACTAGCCATGTTAGTACTCCTTAGTTGTTTGGCCCGCTTGCAGGGAGTCGAACCCCGATTAAAAGTTTAGAAGACTTCTGTGTTATCCATTACACCACAAGCGGTGATGTTCTTCTGCGTGACAGTTTGCACATAGAAGCGCACACTTGTCAAGCTCTTCCTTCATACGATCCCACCCATACCTGCGTATCTTTTTCCAGTCCATGTCTTTTTGAGTAGGATCACGATGATGAAACTGTAATGCACCATAGTACTTATCGTATCCACAATTCTCGCAGCATCCACCTAGATATTCAATAGCCTGCTTCTTCTTTTCGATAAAGCGATCTGTTGTGTACTTATTGAAGCACTCTTTACAGTAGCTATGAGTATCTTCTTTGCGTTTAGACCCCTTGCCGTAGAAGTCAGCAAGGGGCTTTTCTTTGTTGCACTTTAGGCAAACCTTCATGTCAAGTCTACCATCTCACAGACTTCACCAGTACAAGCAAATGTCTGACTTGATTTGGTGGTGTCTTCCTTTTCATACTCTGAAAGTTTAGCCCAGTCAATAGCTTCTGGCATCAAACTTAGAAGGTGTTCATAGTCAGACTTACCTACTTCTTGATACGGTGCTTGCTGATATGTATGCTCATTGTATGGCAGGAAGCTGACACCAGACATTTCATCAAAGTGTTTGTACACGAATGCACCAACCTCAAACCATTCATCCTTGCGCACATTGATAGTAACACTTGGCTTATGTTCACACCAGTTACGCTGATAAGCTAGCCACAATTCAAGCTGATCAATAGCTGTCATATCTTCTGTAACTACAGCGCCACTAGGGGCTTTGACAGGGAAGCTAAACACAGTGGTTGCATCTGGCTTCATGACATCAGGCTCAGCAGGAATGCCTTGCTCTGTCATAAACTGTGTCAAAGGATCTTTGTTATCACCACGTACTGTCCGAATGTAATACTTGCTGTGACGAGCATGAATGCCACTAGCAGAGTCAACAAGCTGACTGACTGTCCCAGACGGTTTAACACAAGTAATAGCAGCAGATACAGGAATGCCAAGACGCTCAGCCCACTCACTGTTAGTAGTAACAGCAACGTTTCGTAGATGTTCAAGTGTTTTCTCCAAGCCCGCATTAGCGAGTGTCATAAGTGGGTTGTCCATGATACCTGTCAGAGACACGCCAAGTAGACGCTCTTCTTCTGTGTTATTCTGCCAAATCTTACGCAGATACGGAAACTTCGTATAGGTAGACTGGATAGTACCCAAGATAGTGGCAAGCTTTACCTTGCGCTCTAAGTCATCAATGCTATCTGAAGCACGTACAACAACCTCAGTCAAGTTACAGAACTGGTATGGACGCAAGATAATCTCTGAGCAAGGGTTAGTGCCGAACTCAAAGTCAGGGTTACGTCTGCCGTTCTTAGCTGCCTGCTTCTTGCTAGCCTGACGGTTGAAGATGCCACGCTCACCAGAGCCTGACTCAACCAGTGCCATCCACTCACGCATAAAGGATACAGCATCAGGCTTTTCTGTATAGCTTGTAGAGTTATTAGCCAATGCACGTTGTGGATCATTCTCCCACCATGAGCCTGACTTAGCGTGACGCATACGGTCATCGCTTAGGTTAGACAGGGAGATCATAGCAGATCTACGTACACCACCTACGACTACAACTTCACCAATCTTACACATGATGTCGTGGCATTCAATGCTAGAAAGCTTACGCTCTTGTGCGCCCTTGAACTTAGCTACTACAAAGTTAAACAAGTCAATCAATGGTGCAGGGCCAGAAGCACGGCCACCGAATGTCTTAAGACGTGCGCCTGCAGGGCGTACCTTAGACACATCCCACTTAGGAATCTCACCTGAGTACAGCAATGCAATGACTTGACGTAGAGCCTTAGCCCAACCCTCTTTGCTATCCTTCACGACTACTACAGTGTCGCTCTCGTATAGCTCAGGTACTTCTGGTAGCTTGTTAATGAACTGGCGCTCAACAGAGAAGCCTACGCCTGTGCCACACAACAGAATAAACATAGCCTCGTCAAAGCTTTTAGGATCATCTACTGGTAGGTACGAACAGTTGTAACCTGCAGTGTTGTCACGCTCTAGCGCTGGGCCTGCAGTCATCAATGCTCTCATGGAAGGCATGACTTCTAGGCTAAGGATAGCGTCACGGATCTGGTGTGTATACGTATCGTCACCACCTTTAGGATACACTACGTTCTGCATGTAGCGATCTACTGTCTCACCCCAAGACTCACGGCGTTGTTCATCTTCAAGCCAACGTGCATACCGTGATGTATGAATGAAAGCTTGGTAGTCTGTTGGTAGCATATTGTTCATCGTCTCTTCACCTCTATTTTTAAGATTGCTGCACCATCAATATCATATACAAGGTCACGTATTGTTTCATCAATAGCATCCTCATACATCTCCTCTGAGATAGGCAAAAGATTATCTTCTTCGTCTACCTCTAATATCATCTTAACGTCAAATCTCATGGTAGTTTATCCATTAGGTCTGATAGGTCTGGCTTCTTGTAGTTGGGGCCTTTGAGTACCTTACCGTCTTCACGGTAGATAGGCTTACCGTCTGCGCCTAGCTTAGACATGTTGCTTAGGTGTACACGGTTGAAGGCTTCCATGAATACATCTTCACCATACACTAGCAAGTACTCATTCAATGCACGGCTAGCTTTGTTCTGTTGCTTGGCTACCTTCTGTCGTTCTGTCTCTGTAATCAGAGAGCCAATGTGATTTACTGCAGTAAGAGCTAAGCCTGTGGTTACATACAGTAGATCACAAAGTTCTTTTAGGTGTCCTTCTGTCTTAGGTATCTCTTTATAGAGTTCACCTAGTTCTTCATCAATAAGTTTAATCCATACACGTGGATCTAGTGATGCACCAAAGGCTTGGATGAAGTCTCCTACTTTCTCGTGAGGCATACGTGGAGTCATAGCTTGAATGTCTTGTTCGCTAATCATTTATGTTTCTCCCGTAGACCTTCAATCATCTTCTCTAAGTACCAACGTGCCTTGTCCATATCTTCTACGGGCTTATGCTTATAGCGATACCTGTGCTGATACTTGATCATGTTGCCGTGGCAATACGCAATGAAACCATCTAGGCCTAGCACTTGTTTGATGTAGTCAATGCATTCAATCTCACCCATGTTGTAGTGGGGTGGGTTGTTTACTGGATCATGCTCTGTCATGCTTCACCTTTAGTCTTTGTCCAGAAGTCTAGACGATATACATTGCCATCCTTCTCTATTGTAGGACGCTTAACTTGCTCAGGAATATCGTCCTCTTCGTCATATACTTCTAATAGCTTATCTCTACGCTGTTGCACAAGAGCATAAATTTCAGGGTGATCTGCTGCTACGTCTAAGAAGGTAGACATCATAGTAGCAATGTCCATGACGTGCTGAGAGATGAACACAGGTATATTACAAGTATCACTCATGCCTATTGCTGTCTCTACATTACCCTGCCAATCACTGCCATCTTCTTCTTCGTAATCTATTGGGCGAATGATGATAGCAAACTCGTCATCGTCTAACTCATAGGGCATTACTTCTTCCTTTTTATCTTTAGCGTGACTCGTTCTAAACTAAGCGGTTTACCTTTCTCTGTCAACCACTCTTGTGGTATAACACGATGCGCCCACTTAAAGCCATGCTTGTCACACCAATCACAGTATCTAGACTTAGCTCCTTTGTAAA